CTTGAGCGGGATAGGCATAGAATTTCAATGCTTTTGCTGCCTCAATGATTTTGTTAGAGGATTCAATTACATTTTCTGCCTTGATTAATTTCTTCTCCAAATCAATAATTTCAATAATCAATTTGGTTAATTGGTTACTAAATTCTATTTCTTGATCTAGATCATCAGCCTCAAACATGAATTCCCTCCTTCAGGAACACCTCAAGGTCCTCAGGAGTACCAATTCCTAGCATTCTGGTCACTTCCTTAATCTTGATTGTCTTACCATCCTGGATTGCCTCATTGAATACAGGACATACATAGAATTCATTATTGGTTCGGATGTTCTTTGCGATCATCTGTTCCGCATACTTGACATAATCAGAACCTTTTCTCCAATAATAAATACCTACGGTTGCGTTATCGGAAATAACCTGTTTCTCTGCAACCTCAGATACGAAGCCGTGTTCATTCAGTTTCACATATGACCATTTAGGATGGGTCGCCTTGAATGTAAGAATACCACCATCGATTCCATCTGCAACAAATGAATACATGACACGATTGGAATTCCAATCAACCCATTGATCCGAATTAGCAATCACCAATGCACAGTCATTGTCAATATGTTCTTTTGCCAATAGAGTGGTACAGGCAGCACCTTCGGTTAATCCCTCTACCTGGACGATCTTACATCCAGGAGTGATCATATTGAGAAGATACTTTAACTGGTATTTCTCGTAATGTTCCTTTTGGACGATATAGATATAATTTGCCTCGATATTCAGGTTCTCTACTACGACCTGGATCATAGGCTTACCCAGGACTTCGATCAAAGGCTTAGGAAATGTATATCCCTTTGCAGCAAATCTAGAACCAGCTCCTGCCATTGGAATAAGGACATTGAGTTTCTTGTCTCTCCAAGGGATTTGTTTCTTTGATATGTCATGAATTTGTTCAATGGCGTTCTTAAGATGATCTATTGTCACGTCATGGACTCCTTCGACTGGAATAAGTTTTGCTCCTGAATTCAATGCACCCTCTCGTCCGGTATGACTATCTTCGATAATAATGGTAGTTGATGGAATTGCATTTAATGCCTTCATGCAATTCCAATACATTTCTGGATAAGGCTTTGATTTTACTACATCTTCATTTGATTGGAAATAATCAACATAATCAATGAGACCCAATCCAATTAATGCCGTTTTTACTGTATCTCTGATCGCATTCGAGGCAACTGCTATTTTATAGCCATTGGTCTGTAACCATGAGAATATCTCTTGTGCTGGTTCATTCCATTCAATACCATAACGAAGATATTCTTTGGTGCCTAATTGTTTTATTTTCCAAATTTCTTGTTTTTGATCTTCGGTTATACCGTATCTATTTCCAAGAATTTTCAATTTTTCTGTGGTAGAAAGACCGTCAAATGTAGAAAGATGTTCTTCCCTAGAAATCATCCAATTTGTGCTGAAATAACACAATGCCTCGTTAAGAGTCTTGTAATGCATTTCGCGACTATCGAGAAGGACTCCATCCAGATCAAAGATCACCAGTTTGTTGTATTTCTGTCCACTTCCCATTCTCTTTTCCTTCTACTTTGAGATTCTTTGGTCTCATTTGATAGTCTACTTCTTCCTGGATTTGTTTTTCTTCACCAATTAACTTGGATACTTTGAGTTTATGCCAGGCCTGGAATTCTTTCGATGCGACCATACGACGGAACGCAAGGACTCTGTTTTTTCCTTGATCGCGCGTATCTTGTGCAACCCCGACTGCACCGCTTTCTCTATGGGTGCATCTGACTTTGGAATTGACCTTATTAACATTCTGTCCCCCTTTACCTCCAGAAGGCATATATTGCCAATCGCAATCATCCCTTGTTACGGAAAATAATAATACCTTGTTCATCTAATTCAAAATCATCCCAACCAATTTTACTATTCCTGAAGTCTTCTCTGTCTTTTTCTAGCATTTCCGAAATAGTCAGACCGAATCTATCCGCCCTGGCTTTTGCCGCCCTATATGATCTATATTTCATATTGGGATCATCAGACATATCATCCCCTCAATGTATTCCATTCCTTAAAATCTTCTCGAATCAAGGAATGGGTTGTTCCATTATATTTACCTGGTGGAAATGGATTGTTCATATCCATATAGACCATTCTTGCGCCGACCAAACCATAATGTCTTAGATTATTTGACAACATATCTTCGCCATTCATGATTTGACCACTATTATATAATGCATCCAAATGCATATAGGTATTGCAATACAAATCCATTATATCAGGACTACCCCAGGCAAATTGATCATTGCAAAAGGTATGATCTGGATTTGTCCGACAATTAGGCACATATATTTTATCTGGATGGATATCCACTTTTAGTGGGGTATTGAGTGCATAATCAAATCGCGACCTGATTACAATATCATATTTCTTATTTCTGTCAATCTCATTTTCTTTGCGAATTAGATTTGCCATAAAAATAGAATAGAACATAGAGTAAGTATTACAGGCAGGAAAATTAGGAGAAGCAACTCGTGGATACTTAGCATTAATGTTGTCTTTATTGAATGGTGTATTAAATCTTGATCCTAGAGGCTTATATAGTTCATCCATACCGACTATATAGTCGGTTGATCCTTTTTCTACCCATGTGTGATAATAGATATCAACATCATGAATATCCAAAAGATTTTTCTTTAGGAATGGATATGACTCTCTCCATGATCTAGCCTGACCGGAGAGACAGAGGGCAATTTTAGTCATTATATGATACTTCTTTTCCTTCGGGATCAACGATTGTCATTTGATATGTCCAATAAGTGGTTTCTTTTATACCCCAACAGGCTGCACCTCGGGCAGATTCCTTTGTATCAAATTTTTCTGCAAATCGTTCTTCTCCACCCCATCGATGTAAATATGATGTTGGATACAACCATAAATTACCATCGCGACACCAAATTTTTACCCTGTAATACAATTACTTCTTCCTCACGACATTTTCAAACCAATTCAGAAAGTATTCAGGCTTCATTACATCTTCCTGGTTCAATGGCTTATAGAACATAGGTTCGGATAGCATAGCAAAATACTGTTCGTCGTTTTCATCCAGTTCTTTAATTGCCTGTAGGAATAGATAGTCATCGGCATAATTATGTCTGGATAGAAAGGCCTTTGGATTGAAATCCAATTCTGCCTTGGATGAACCCCAATAGATAGGCACTGTATTCATATAGAGTGCATGGAAAAGCTTTTCCGTCACATATCCAGGATATGAGGCATTTTCATAGCACATATTGAACTTATATGGCTTCAGGAATTGGAACTTCTCGAAAGGTGCCGTTGCTCCTCGAGGTAGAGTATACCCAAGATTATTAAAAACAGGACCAGCCGAATCCACCTTTTTATATTGAGACAATAGATGGAAAAAGTTATTACGTTCCTCACAGTTTTCATTTCCTACAATAAAGCCACAAAACTTTGTTTTTGCCTCTGGAACAGGTCTGTCATCATAATGATGCATTCCCATTCTTGTATGCATGTTCCAATAATCTACCACATAGAGAGGTAGTCTCAGGATATGGGGTAGATCAGAAAAGTCATATCCAATAGTGAATTTGGCATCACCAAAACCAGGTGAATTGGGTCTTAGATTTTCATGCAATACTGCGATCTTAATTGCATCATCATATTTACCAGTATAATGTTTCATACCGAAACACGAATAGAATAGATAATCTGGCTTATCCTGGTCTCTTACTACATTATATCTCGTGGATAGCATTTCTACAAAGAAATCATCCATTAACTCATAGTGATCTACAAATCCAACTTTAATTGTTTCCATTATCAACTTTCCTTATATCTTTTCTTATTTCCCAATCGGGTTTGATAAATCTTAGTGCCTTAATTGCCTCATTTGGATTTTGAATTTTAGCCGATAAATCAATAAATGTCACCTTCCAATATGTGGCATGTTTTAACTTATAGTATACAATCCAAGTTTTAACGCCTTTAGCCATATGTTGCTTCTATATATCCCGCCCATGCAGGAACTCTATCCCATTGATGGACAATGGTTATTGGACAATCATCGTCTTCTCCAGGAAATACAATTCCGAATTCATTTAGAATTGGTTCACAATTTGGATGAAGATGATTTATCCTAAATTCTTCAATCTTTCGTGGATCGGCTGTTGTTCCTGCCTGTGTACTCCAACCATCTTCTGGTTTAGTAAATAGAGTAGTAGATTTGTATGGCTCATTGTATAGAAGAAAATTGAATACTGCCTGGTCCACAATTGGAATGGGTCGATTGAGGGACATTTGAAAAATCTGGAGACACAGGTCTTTGACATTTTGGAACCTACCAGCAATCGTACCTACATTATAGATTTCATTTTCCTTGAATGTTTCATAGAAGAATGGACCGAAACAACGCTCGAAATTATCTCTACCCCAGGCCTCATCCTTATATTTCAGACATTCACCGGCAGCAACAATACCTAAATTATGATCGTCTAGGTCCAATATATGTCTCATAACAAAAATTGGATTTGCCTGGAAAACCACATCTTTCATGTCAGTAGTAACGACATATCGAATAGGTTCATCGATCATATTCAGAGTATGCCAGATATGAAAGAATCGTTCCACATGAATAGGAACTCTGGTTTCCTGATGAATATACATCAACTTGTCTGGTGATTCTTTACCAACAATAATAACAGAGAAACCAGCCTCGATCAATTTATCGACAGTTGCCTTATGAATCGTAAAGGCAACAACGATTTTAATTCCATCGAAACCAGACTTGTTGATAGAATTCACCCAATATTTGATGTGATCCCAAGAATAATTGGTACATGCGCCAATGATTACGTCTCTTGTCATTATTCCACTACCTTATACTTTTCTAATACTTTACGGGCTTGTTGTTCTGCACTTTCGGTATATCTTTCAACAAACTTGAATTCATCTGGAATATCAATTCTAGATTGTTCTACGATGGTTTCAACCTCGTTTAACTTAGTTCTAATATCAGCGAGTAACTTTTTGATCTTGCCTTTATTTACTTCCTGTCTCTTATGTTCCTCATTATCTCGCTTGATCATTTTTTCTAGTCTGCCAATTTCTTCTACGTCCATTGGCTTAGCATTGAGAAATAATTGTACTTCTTCCATTATTCTTTACTCCATGGGAATTCTTGGTCTCTATATTTTTGGTGTTTTTGTTTCTGATTACCTAATCTAAAGAAGTCTGGACTTGCAGAATTAGGATTTCCATCAAGGAAATAATTCAATGAATACTTACCAGTACACTTGAATGGAATACCATTGTTTCTACAGTGACTAAGGAAGATGCGATCACCTCCATATCCATTATGCCACCATGGGGATACCTGCATCAAAAAGTCTCGACGGAAACAATATGCAGAGGTATCAATATGATAGTGTGTACCATTCCATACAGGCCACAGTCCTAGTGACTCACAATCATCCCTGCATAGGAATTCATCGTTCTTGTCATAGATGTTTCGGAGGGAAAAAGAGAAAGGTGTTTCCTGGGCTAATTTGACGCATGATTCGACATGATCAGGGCGATAACTATTATCTTCATCCAGGAATAGGACATATGGTTCATTTACTAGATGGGCGAAACCTGCATAGATACGATGACCATAGAAACCCTCCCCACCTGTATTCGTCACAAGCTGGATAATATCCATATTGAAGTTAAGGTCCTTCAGATCAGGATCAATCCTATCCCTAAACTTGGAGCCATCCACAACGATTAGATGGCGGACCTTTACTCCAGTCTGATATTTCACAGAGGTAATAGCACGCTTCAGCGTATCCTTACCTGTGGTAGGAGTAATCACTACTGCATCATAATTCATTATTTACCACCCAATGCAAATTCCTCATAATTTAACCAGTTGAAATACATGGAACCACATTCACAGTTAACATTCCAGCGACACGGACCCATATACTTATTATTGGAATCGAATGCAGGTCCACCTTCCAACTCTATTATGCTGGAACAGGACCTGCATTCGTATTTAGCCAGTCTCTTATCAATTGGCACTCGTTACTTCCTTTTTCTCATAGACAGGAAAAGGAAGATTGTACTTCTCATAGTTTGCCTTGATACGCAACAGGGCCTCGTCATAGTGAATTGGTGAGAAATCAATCTGCTCCATCGATACAGAGAAGTATCTAGGATTTGGTATCACATTTCCATGAAGATGTCCGTGTACATTCGTACCAAAACGCTCCGTGATTGAATGCTCCGAAAGAGGGATGTGAGACAGGATCATATGTTCCAGTACCTTCACACCACAGATGTTCTCAAAGCCTGCTTCCACATAATCCTTCAGTTTGAAGATATCATGATTACCAGGTACGAGAACTTTCTTGCCATTCAGCCTCTTGACGGACTCAAGTCCCTTACGAGCGATTGCTACGTCACCAAGATGATATACACGATCATACTGACCCACAACCTTATTCCAGTTTTGGATCAGCATTTCATCATGTTCCTCGATGGTAGCAAATGGACGTAATTGAGAGCCATCGCGATTCTTGAAAACCACGATGTTCTTGTGCATGAAATGAGTGTCGGAAGCAAAAAATATGTTTCTCATGATTAGATCATAATCTATTTCTATTTAGCCGTCAAGTGATAAACGCTAGCCCTAAAAACAGGATAAGAATAGCCGTGGCCCCATTAAGGCATTCACTTGCTATTCCTATTAGTCTGTTCATTAACTATGGTCGATTAGCGTCCGAACTACATTTTTAAATAGGTAGTCCTTGACTTTTTGATTTGTTGGGAGATTTTCGTATTCGGTGAAACATGGATGAAGTTTCTTATCAGGGTCTTTTTCTGGACCCCATGCCCATCCATTTTCTCTCTTTTCCTTCAACCAGGCATCATGTGATGCGGATGGGGATGCGTCTGGATTTTCAATGTGAAATTTGACGCCGTTAATGATAGATGATCTTTGCCATTCTGGAGCATCTTCCCATGAGGGTTGAGAAAAATCTCCATTAACTTCACACCAGGCTTTATTCGTCAAATGGGCAACTTTAGCAATTTTTTCAATTTCAATCATGGTAACCTTTCGATAATGTAATTCATATACGCCTTTAGATAATTTAATGAAATATGGGATAGTATAGTCTGGTTTAATCAAGGTAGACCATCTCCATCAATCGGCCAAATATTCATTTCTTATCTTTCCTCTTTTTGGGTGAATCTTGTTGATCCAGCCATTCTAAAATAGTCATATCACTTGGGATAGTGAAAAACGGACCTTTTTTCGCTTCTTCGATCCGTTTCACCATTTCTGGGTTATATTTTATCAATTAGTCCCTACAAACGCGATCCACTCCACCGTTAGAGTAGTAGGTGGCTCTGCAATAACGACCCTGATAAAATTCATCCTGGACGCCAGTTACTACAACTGCTGGAGGAACAGGCGCAGGTGCATAGTAGGTAACAACAGGAGGAGCCTGCTGGGTATAGACATAGGCTGCTGCGCCACCTAGAACTAGACCACCCACAAGCGGAGCAACCCAATAGTTCTTATGTCCACCATGATGACCGTGGTGTCCGTGATGACGATGATGTCCACCGCCATGATTGTTTCCGCCTGCATAGGCAGTACCAGCAGCGAGCATTACAGCAACAGCGGCCATGGCAATAGTCTTTACAATTCGGATAATCATTTTCTGTCTCCTTCTAGGTTATATAGTACATCACACATAGTCTATTCC